AGGAGGAATCTGATCACGAATAAAACCAAAAGGTCCAATTTTACCTTCAGATTCTAATCTTTTCTTCATAACAACAGAACCAAGAGATTCCATAATTTTCAAGATGTCTTCTGCCTTTGCACCTTCGCCCAGTTGTTTTGCAACGTAAAAGTATTTGTCGAAGAACTCTCCACTATACTTTTCGTAGTCTTCAACCGTTATTGATTTGTCTTTCATGAGGTCTTTTTAGTTTAAGGTTGGCAATTTTGTGTGCAGTATCTTGTGTGGATTTTTCCAGTTGCTTTACTGCGGCAACAAGTTCAGGAGTTTCTTCCCACTCCCAGGTATCACCTCTAGATGATGTAAATTGTCTGGTTGTCATGAATAAAACTCCCTAACGGCTTTAAGTGTGGTAAGCAAGTGCATGTTACCTTTGAAGTATCCTAGCACAATAACACCTAATGTGGCAAGTATCACTCCCAAAAACATTAGGGTAGGAACGATAGGATCTTCAGGTAAGGTTGTCGCTGAAGTAACTACCTTTTCGGAGTTTGTATCTTTGGATGTGTTTGGTTCTGTGCTCTTCGCATTCAAAGTGGCAGATTCTGGTGTCATTTCCATCTTTATATTCTAGTCGGAAGGGAAAAGTTTTGAATGGGAACATTTCTTCTTGTGATAATTTCTTCCGTTTAAGTTCAGGTGTCTTCTTTGTTCTGGGTTTTATTGTAGTCTTTCCAGAACTTTTCGTCGTACTTGCTTGTTTGCCAGATTTCCCACTTTTCTGGGGCGTGGAAGGCATTTTTAAACTCTTTGCCTTCGCTTTCTGAGTTGTAGAAGATTTTTTCCTTAGTGGCATTTTTCTCCATCATTTTTTCATACTGTCTAGCACCTAGGTTGTCTAAAAAGTCGTTGATCATTACTCCCCTAACCTAATACTCATTTGAATCCTTTACTTACATTTTTACTACTCTTTTCCCTATCCAAAACCTCAATGTGTGAAATATATTTTCCCCTCCCACGGTTCCACCAAATTTCTTGTGCTTGCATATAGTCATCAACTACAATGCTTTCACCAGTTTTTGAAACAACTTTGTATTGATGACGACCATAATCTCCATCAGATGTCTCAGTGAAGTATTGGGGGTCTTCAGGTTGGATCAGTTCCATTGGTTGTTTTTCGGTGATTGTATTCTATCACATATTTTTCACAAACGGTGGTGTCGTCTGTTACAACATAATGTTTTAAGATGTAGTGTGGATCCAGTTTTTGCCCTACGGAGTGGAGTTGCCACAAAATTTCATTTTTATCTCTATCATCCATCAGAAATTTACTAACGCTATAATTATCTATCAAATTTAAACTAATCATTGAGAGACTCTGTTAGTTTGTTTATGCGTTCATATTCTTCATATGCTTCACTTGCACGAGAATGGAGAATATCATAAATGTCTTCACGAATGATTTCAACATCTACATAATCATCAAAATACTTATCTAACGCCTCTTTAAGGTACCTCTTACGGTGCCATTCAGTTGAATAGGGTTTGTAATCCATAATGTGAGGTTATTATAATTGTATTATAACACTATCTATTCCTAGGGTCAATACCCTGTTCCTTAAGATATTCTATCCACCAATCTGGGTCTCGGTTATACTTCCAGTCAGGAACTGGTAAGTTATGAAGCGAATACCACTCATTAATCGCTTCATCGATAATCTGTGCGATCTGTAAATTCCTCTTCCTCTTCATCAACGTCTTCATATGGATTTGCCACATAAGGTCCGTGTGATTTTTTGGATTCTCCTTCGACATAAGAGTTTTCTGTATTAACAGCAGATACCCATACAGCAAGTTTCATCACAATAAAAATAATAACCAGTGGTGTAAAGCAACCGATTAAAATTACTGGATTCATAGTAGATTATGCTCTTGAAAGTAGTGTAATGTATCTTTAAGTCCACCAATATGCTTATATCCAATAGAAACTTGTGGATACTCCGCACCTTCACCAAACTCAGAAACAAATGCTCTCTGAGTAAAATGGTTATTTAATTTATATTCTTGTATTTGAGTATTAAGTTTTTCTAAAAGCATTCTAGCACGTTCACATTCTTGATTTCCGTTCGTGTATAACACTATTGAGTTCATTAGTTTTCCTATGTTAGTTACAATGTTCTTTCTAATCTATTAGTCGCTTGTTCAGGAAAATCTCTAGGGCGACTATCTGTTGCGTTATCAGTTCTAGGTGAACCTTCGTTTTTCTTTTCGGTTTGTTGAAATGATACTCTCTTATATCTATTTGCCCAGATGTCTGGCATCCAATATGTTTCCTGCCAATTAATAGTAGGATTTAACTTTAGATGTTTTTCTACAGAGTGATCAAACACGCCAATTTGAATATATCCATCGTGAGTGACACACTCATTCTCACTAACAGGTACGATAAAGAGTTGCTTCAAAGATGTACCTCTTTTGGGTTGAGGTTTTTCACAAATTGCACAGGATCCTTTTCGGACTTGTGTACCCAATGATAGCGTATCATCTCAAAAATAGGATCCCATGTTGTGATACAGACATAATCAATCACGTTGTCGCCAATCATCAGATCTATCCTGCTGAAACCAATCTTTAATATCGTCAGCACTACTAAATCCCGTTTTATGATTGGATGGGTCAGGATCCCCTAATCCCATCCTATTCAAAAAATCGTCGGTACTACCTTCCTCAATATCTTGAGCAGCTTGTCGTCTTGCTTGCTTCATCCAATCCCTGGCAAGGGTATGAGATTTGGCAAGTTTTTCTGCCCAGATCATATCATCTAATTTTACTTCTTCATTATTAACGATACATCGACAAATAGATTCAAGACGAAGGCGATATGCAGTAGATAACATAAATTTATGTCTCTTTATTTTTATTTATTTTTGTAATGAAACTCTTGATTTCGTCGCTCATCCAAATACTGTATAATGTCTTTTCTCCATTCCATTAATTCATTAAAGCACTCTTGATTATGAGCACATTGACGAAGTTGATTATCTGGTTTTAGAACACTCTCATAAAATAAACCCAGAGCATCGCGTCGTTTTTGGTGTTTTTGATCGGTCATTTTCGTGACTTCTTTTTAATGGTTTTCCGTTGGTTGTTGATAAAATCAACAGATTGTTTGTAAGTTTTTAATACCTTTACGTGACTGCCATTATGTATAATGACAAATTTTTTACCACAGGGTACTGCTGCCCATAATCCATCATTGGTTACATAACCAAGAGGATTCTTAGGTTTGGTATCAAGAATAGACGGAAAGGGAATAAAGGGTTTTAGAAAACTCATCCAAAGATTGCATTAACACTAATTACAGTTGCTCCAGGGTTTCGTGCTAAAGCAACTCTTTTAGCATCAGAATAATCAACAGCAACGACAACCTCCTCGAAAACGGTTCCCGCTTTAAAAAGTTGAACTTTGCACTTCATGGTTTGGTTCCTGGATACTGATAGTATAGCACATCTTGTGCTGGGAGGGGGGTGACTTTAGAGATTTTACAAAGATTTAATAAATGACAGATCAAAGTCTTCAGATTCATCAAAATAATCCCGTACACTCCCAATTTCTTCAAGATAATCATAACCAGTCATGAAAAAATCAGCAAGTTCTGGATCTGCGCTCGCAGTCATTACCGCACCAGTATCCTTAAAATTATAAAATTTTGATGATGGGATACAACATGCCTTACCTTTTTTTACATCGGTTATTATAAAATAATCTGCTAATTTATCCTTATGATTCTTAGCAGAACGTCGATTCTTCAATATTAGAGAACGAACTGCCATCTGAGATTTGTTAGAAAACTGAGTTACTTTTGATTCATAACTCACACCATCAGATGTCACAAGATCGATGCCAGGGAGATTTACTCTAGTAAGAAGACCATTGCTATATTCGGCAAGTGCTTTCTCAACTAATTCTCCTGCTTTGGGGTATCTTAAATTATTATCAGTGTAACCACTAATTGATCTTAAAACTTTAGAAAGTCGATCAAGTTGGAATGTAGTAAAATCAATCATCGCTTAATTACAGAAATTGCAGGTTCACCTTGTTGAAACACAGTATCTACCACCGCTTTTACGCTCCTAGAAGTACCAATACCCACCTTATCAAAGACTGGCACACATACAAGTCCGAAAGTCTTCTCAGTGCCACCTAAACGGATCACACGACCAATTGACTGACTGATACCAATATAATCCATGTTCCGCATAAACAACACGGCTTCAAGTCCTTTGACATTGATACCCTCAGACAAAATAGAATGGTGCATAATGACAAAGCGAGTATCATCTTGACCCCATTGGTTCAAAGTTTTGAAGAACTTGTCGCGTGAAACTTTCTCACCATTGATAATTGCACCAGTTTTGGATGTAATAATCATCCAGTTATATCCGCGCTTCTGAAGTTGAACACAGAAGTCACTCTTAGAAATCAGATTGATAATCTGTTTAGTAGAACGTGCAGCAACAAGGATCTTACCTAAAGAATTGTCATCAATAGTGTCAAGTAGATTCTGACTATCAGACTGTTTGTAATCACCTTGAGGAAGTTCCTTAATCACAACTTTAGGAGGAAGAATATAACCCTCTTCTACCAGTTTAGGTGCAGGAACATTGCAAATAACCTGCCCATATACAGCAGCATCATTCATTCCTGGTTTGAAGATGGTGGCAGAGTGTTTAGGAGTTGCAGTAAAGAAGTAGCAACGATTATCTTCATTACTAAAGTGCTCAGTTGCAGGAAAAAAGTTACGCTTTACAGAATTATGTGCTTCATCAAAATAAATTGTATCAACGTGAATACCTGCTTCCTGAATACGATGCAGAGAATTGTAGGTAGTGAAAAACAATTGATTGCGATACGCTTGACGGTGCCAGTTAGCAATCAGTGCAGGTTTAGTGCTACTAAAGTGTTCAGTTTCACCACTATGAACATGATATACGGCAACATCATCAATGATTTCAAGAAACTCTTTACAGAGTTGTTCTGCTAGGAGAATGCGAGGAGCAACCACAACAATAGTGGTAGAACCAATACAATCAAATTGACGCTTAGCATCTTTGATCATGCAAATTGTCTTACCACCACCTGTGGGGATGATGATCTGACCTTTGATATTTTGCTGCATCGCATCCAGAGCATTCTGCTGATGGGGGCGAAGAGTGATGGTCACTGGTTTCGTTTGAACTAAGGATAGTATAGCATGAAAAGGGGGGTCAGGTGCTCCCTATCCATAAACTCTTTGCTCATCCCCATATTGTGTTACGATGGCATTAAATGAGATTGTTATTCTTGGTTTATCCGTTACCTTGTCAGGTGAAACAAAATGTTGTAAGTATGATGGGAACATCAACAAATCCCCTTCTTCTACTCTTGGTACATATACTTCACCACAATTATTTGAATCCATCTCAATACTCAGGTATCGCATACATCTCAATGGATCTGTAAAATTTGGTGGTTGATGCTCATCTTTATCATAAGATAAAAAATGAATGAAAGAAAATTGTGCGGGATTTACTTGAGATCCAAGATGATCATGCTTTTCTTGCCACTCACCATTTTGATATACATTATACCAAAAATCAGTAAAATGTAGTTCATATTCTTTATCAAAAAACTCATCAATCGTCTGATGATAATTATTGAGCATGATGTCTTTATTATTCTCGATGAAATCTTTTTCTTGCCCAAAGGAAGTAAGAACCTTGTTTGTAGTCCAGTCTTTAGGTATTTCTAGTTCATCTATAGAATCTAGTATAAGTGGAACTAGAATTGATTTTAAAATCTCGTTACCATGAACTCTAGATTTAAATACTGTTACTGGAAAAATTTCTGATTTCATAATCCATATTTGATAGCTAGTGTAAATCTATGTCGAGATCTAAATGTAGTAGCACGATGTAATATATTAGCATTGAACATAACCATACGATTTGGTATTGGGAAAACTCCTTTTATTTCATCATCAATTACAAATTGAGTTTCTCCACCCATATCAATATCCCACGTATCTTGTGAATAGTATAAAAAAGTTATACCATTTTGACCGTCAGTATGAAAATATGGACACTCTGTTGGTGCAAAGCAATTTATATACATCCTATTAAGTTTGAAGTCTGTAACTAGATCTTCAGTCCTACATTCAAATAATTCATAAATCTCATTTGTCTTATCAATCTCATGAACCATTCCTGTAGGTGGTGTTTCTGGTCTATCCCACTCTCCATAAGTATATGATGCTTCTAAGCAATAATTCAATACAAAGTCATGCTCATGTATTGATAAAAAACTATCAAATATCTCTATGTTCTTAAAGCTCATCCTTCAAAAGCAACAAACATAGTCTACATACGATTTGAGATTTTGTCAAGTTATACTGATGGTGGGTTACATCCAAAGAATGATGTGATGGCATATCTACCATAACCCTCAAAGTATTCTGAATCAGATATACTTACCTCTCTTACACCATGCTCCACCCATCCAGGAAAAATAATCATTGAGTTATTATCGCAAGGAACTTCATAATCATATTTGGGGAAAAATAATTCTCCACCAGTGAATTTTTTTGGTTCTCTATAAAAATAAGAAAATGCTAAGAAATGAAAACCTTTATCAGTATGTGGTTCATATCCTTCACCATCATGATAATATCTAATTTTTGTTATATCATTATTTGATTTAGAAGCAATACTACAGCAATCATGTATATCTGCAAATACATCTAGAACACCAGAGTTAAATAATTTGCGATTGACTGTTAAGATATTGGAAATATCTCTATAATTTATATCTATATCTTTATAATTTTTGTAAAGATTATCTAAAATAATACCTTTAGATTCTGTCTTCCCTACAACTCCACCAAATTTTTTTGCTGATAATAACTTATTAGGTAGTGTGTAAAAATTTAATTCCTGCCATATCAGTTCTAGTTCATCTTCATTGTAGAAATTTTCTATAATCAAATGTGGAAATGGATTTTCACATACTGTTGCATTCAATTCCTCTTCCATAACATAATAAAGTCAATGGTTTCTACTATTTAACTAACTCCATACTGTCCTACAGGTCCGTAAACATCTCCACTAACACTAGGTGCTTGTGAAACGTAACCTTCTCTAGTGATTGCATAACCACCTTCTCCACGACTTCCACCTTCACTTTCTTTTTCTCCTTTACTACCAGTAGCTCTTCCTGCTCCACCTGATCCACCTTCTCCATTACTACCGCTACCATTACCACCATCACCAGAGCTACCGCCGCCGTTCTCTCCACCATTTCCACCTGATCCCGTTGTATTATATGTTCCGCCGCCACCGCCGCCACCGCCGCGAGCTTCACCATCATTATTACCGCCACGACCACCATCACCACCAATCCTTAAGACTCCCCCATTTCCGTCAGTTGCAAGAGTATTTTCTGAATCATTAGGTCTATTTCCTTCTCCTGCTCCACCACGGAATCCTTTAGGATACCCTGCTCCGCCACCACCGCCACCACCGCCAGCTTTCCTATTGGTTTCGGATGTTTCTTTAGCACCACCGCCTCCGCCACCTCCGCCGCCACCAGCTTGGATAACTCCACCTGCATCTACAATCACAGATTCTACATCTACTTGTATTCCTAATGCACTACTTCCATCATTTCCGCTTGCACCATCACGGTTATATTTTCCACCTTTTCCACCATCTCCACCTGCACCATATAATCCACCACCAGATCCCACCCTAATAATAACCCTTGCACCATTTGGATTGCCACCAAACCAACGGTCATTGGGTTGTGTTCTCAATGCACAATACTTTTTAACATCACCAGTTTCATACTTTGAAGATCCAATTTTTTTAATAACATAAACAATATTTTTAGATGTTTTTCTAACATTTGAATTGGTGTTCCTATATGCAGTGCTGTCTATACTGGTTTTATCCTTAAGTATTTTTTGCCTAACAGCATCACCACCACTCATGAGAATAACTATATTGTGCTGTTTGCCATAAAAATCACTAAACTTAATCTCATTAGATGTCGGAATACCATCATCAACTGGCCAATCTACCCCACCAAGATTGGTAGATTTTCTATAATCACTAATTCTCCATTCGGAACTAGAGTTTCTTCCAAATTCTTGCTCAATTTGTGCTGCGGATAATGATTTTGGTGATACTGGTAAAGACATAATTAGCTGCTAGTTAAGGTTTCCCAAACAGATCCCGTGTAGACTTGTAATTTATTCAAGGTTGTATTGTAAATTGTGGCACCAGTTTCTGTAACTCCAATACCATTTCTATCAGTTGTTCCTACCCTAGGTGGTAAGAAATATCTATGAGTAGTTGTTACACCAACAGTGCCAGCGTCTGCAAAGTCGGCAGCACATCTAGGTATAATTGTTCCAACACCAACACCGGCAAAAACTGCCTGTTTTTGTATACAATTAACTGCAATATTAGTATCATCAATACCAATTGATGTTGATATTCCTATTCCACCCTCATCATCCACATAGAATTTGCTTGAATTTTCATTTACACTAATAACATGATCAACTGAAGATCTAGAAGCTTGATTTACGAGGATATTTGGTGTTTCTATTGTTGATGCTATAGAAACTCTATTAAAAGTTGAAATACCAGTATTAGTATTTACATTTCCCTCTAATAATTGTTCTTCCACATTTACAACAACAGCACTTGAAGAATTCAACAAATTGCCTGTAAATGTTGAAGTTAAAGTTCCATTGATAACGATATTATTATCAAAAGTTGCTACACCAGAGAAGAAAGAAGTACCCTGAACATTTAATTTTTCTGTTGGATTTGTTATACCAATTCCCAAATTACCCTCATAAGTGAGAGCCATTAGTCTATCAACACCTTTATGCCAGAAGAATGATCCGGTATCGATACCAGCAGATGATCCTAATTGTAAATATGAATTAATATTTCCATTACCATTGTTAATAAAT